ATCCCTTGCGATGTACTGACATACTCGTTATACTTTTTCGCCCCCCCCTATATAATTATTTTTCGTATCTATATAATCATTAGTAATAGCTTGTAACTCCTCTTGTAGGTCTGCTAATTGTTTCTTTAGTAGTAACTCGTTTAGTTCTACTCCTTGCAGTCCTTGTTGCATTGTCTTAATTAAAGATTGTTGCATCTTAATTAGTTGCTCTTGCTTGTCTATTATTCGTTTAGCTTCGTCGAATAAGTCTAGTAATTCGCTTGTCATTGTTCTCTGTTGTTTAGTTTATCTAATTCAAATTGTAAATGATTTATTGCTTTCTGTATGCAATCGTATGGACTATCGTGCTTGTAACTACTTCTAAGTAAATATGTTACTGCTGTGCCAACGTTATAGCTTAAATCCCAATCCTCACACACTTTACGAGCTTCATAGCCATAAGTGTTTCCTACATAGTAATTTGGTATTGGATTGCTCTTTAAGTCTTTTATAACTTCTTTAGCTTCGTCTATGTTCCTTGTATAGTCGTAATAATACTTTGAGTGTTTCATTTCTTTTTCCTTTTAGCTTTTGCCCACGCTGTTTTCTGATTGTGATGTGGTAGACATAAAGTCATTAAGTTATCTTGGTCTAGTCTACTACCTCCGTCCTTTAACTCGATTATGTGGTCAATGATTATCTTATCTTTATAATTTACTTTGCCCTCTTCAGTACACCATCTGCAATGAGGCTCTCGTTCTATATGCCACTTCCTAAGGTTTCTCCAAGCTCTACTATTATAGAAGTCATAGTTCTCAGACTTATGCTTCTCAGTAAAGCCAGTAGTCTTTTTGCTACTTGCTATCCATTTCTTTTTCTTTCCCTTTGGTAGATTAGGCATTAGTTTAAAAATTCTATATCGTTGTCATCGTATTCTGGTAGCTTGTACTCTATAGATATTATTGGTGGTATTCCGTTATTGTTTAGCCAATCCTCTAAGTTATCTATTAAAGTATCTATAGCTCTATCTTTTGCATCGTCTAGTAGTTCTGTATCTTCTACCTTCAATTCTATACTAATACTCGCTACTATCTTCATTTCTTTTATTTTCTTCTGCTATAAAGCCTACTATAAAATAATGTATAAATATTAAAGCAAATATAGGTAAACAGCTCAATAGTATTATTAAGGCTATCAGCGTTCTAAATATACTTCTTAAAATCCTCAACATCTAAATAAGTTTTAGTAAAGTATCTATCTGCATTCCTTTCTATTCTTTTTTCTTCTACTCTGTAATCTTCTCTATGTCCAAACATTAATTGAAATCCTATGTCTGTTTTAATCTTTTTAGGTAATACAAGCTCTAGTCCGTTCTTCGTTCTTTTCCATATCTCTTGATGCTTGGTCGCCCTATTATTGCTCAAGTGTAGATTTATATTTATTTATTATCCTCTCCATCTGTGACTCATACCATATAGGAAAATCGTAGGCTTGTTCGCTTTGCTCCCATACTCTGTAAAGTACAGCTCTTAATCTTTGTGAGGCTGTCTTAGTCTTACCTACTTCAAAGTCTGTTGTAAACTTCTCGACTTCCTCTTGCTCTGCTTTGCTTATATCATCAGAACTTATCAAAACCATTCCAGGAGACTTACGTAAGCTAAATACTCGCATCATTGTTTCTTCTGGTAGCTCTTGAGTATGTATGTTAATACTAAGAGTTCCGTCTGCTAGAGTGCTTACTTTGTTCACTCCTCCCTCGAATATTACTGTTTTCTTCATTGTTGTAAATATATAAAATAGATTCAATTATCCAATCATCTTGGTTTAAAGTTTTAAACAATCGATTGTTAATCCAATTAAGTAGCTTTGCAGAAGCAGTCTGTTTCATAATCTAAATCTTCATTAAAAATTGATACTTGTTTTTTACTTAGCTCATATACATCCTCAACAGATTGAAAAGGTTTTTGTGCTTTTTTTACTATTTCTTCTACAGACAAATTACTTCTCAAATCAAATCTTGGAACTACTTCATCTCCATATTTAGACTCCATATCTATCCACCATTTAGAGATGTCTTTATTTTCTTTTATTAATGTCATTCTTTTTCTTACTGACTTTTTAAAACATAAATCACAATTTCCTTCGTAATCTTTTAACTGTAAATCAAAGCATTGACTATCCCACCATTTTCTGATAAATGTACTATCTACTTGTATGTCATCACATAAAGGATATATTATTTTATTTTCTTTAGCTTTTAATGATTTTCTATGTCTTTCATCATATCTTATACCTAAAGCTGTAGTATAACTCTTATAACCTAAATCTTTAACATATTTTTCTATTGGCTTTAATTTAAGCTCTCTTGTACAATTACTAGCAAAAACATTAGGCATTGGATATTTTTTTAACATTGTTTCAAAGACTTTACCAGTCCTATCTGCTGTTTTATAATCTACTATATCATAGGTAGTTCCTACTCCTTTTGTTTCATCAATTTTAGCTTCTAGCCAAATTATATTTAGATTCCATTGAGTGTCACATTCATTTATAAAGTCTAAAGTTTCTTTTCTTTCTTTACCAGTATTTGCAAAAATAAATAGTTTATCGTAATTGTCGTATTTAATACTATTTACAATATACTGACTCATAAACGCAGAAGTCCTACCTCCACTAAAAGTACAAACTAATAATTCTTTCATAATTCTTTTATCTTTTGCTTATACCTTTCGATTGCTTCTTCATAATCTACTCTGTTTAGTTTTATAATAGTGTTACTTCTTATTTCTATTTCTTCAGCAGTACCTTTACCAAATCTTTCATCTAAGTAAACACCAAACTTATACTGCATTCCGTTTTTATAAATATTACAAGATACACACTGATTTTGTACGTTATACTCGCAGTATCGAGTTGCCATCTTAGCTCTTGTCATAAAATGACCAGCTTGCATTCTATCCTTCCAATGTCTTTTAACTCCACAAGTAAAACAAGTAATAAAACCTAAATGGTCTGCATTTCTACGTCTTATATACTCGCTAAATACTTTATCTAGCTTTTTCTTTAGTTTACTTATTGTTGTCGGCATTAGAATAATTCAGTTTGGTTCAAGTCTTGCTTTTGTATTATACCCATAGCAGTATCTAATATAGTTTTACCAGCTTCATAGTCTACTAAGTTTCTTGCTATTTTTACTTTGTTTTGTTCTCCTTCATATCTGTTAAAATCAAATTTATGAAATTCACACAATCTATTAAGTTCATCTTTACCTTGACAAACTTTTGCGCTTCTATCTCCTAAATCACTAGGTAGATTAAAATTAGTCCAATATAAATGTCTTCCTCTTTTCTTAGGATTTAACATTGGTTGATAGTATGGTATAACATTCTCTACTACATATTTACCTTTAAAATGATAATCTAGCAGTAATATTTCTTCATAAAGTTTCATATCTGGATAAATTGGACTTTTACCATTTGCACCTATCGCCCAATATCTTGCTCTTGAATGTGTTGGACAGGGTGGCGAAGTCCATATAAAATCATAGTATTTATAATTTTGCAATAAAAATTTGTGAGCATCACCAATAATTACTTTATCATTAGGAAACCTCTCTTGATATAAATTAGCTAAATCTTTATCTAACTCAACTGCCGTTATCTCGTGTTCATCTCCCCACTTGTAACGATTGCCACCTAAACAAGCATATAAATTTAATATCTTCATTTACCTATCTTTTTTATCTCTCTCTTATCTATTGCCTTACTAAATGACTCAACACGCTTTTTATAGAGTTCATATTGGTCTATTTGATTAGTTTGCCTCTTTAATGCTTTTGACATCTTGTAGCTTCTAAGAGCTTCATTCCACATTGGCACGTTTACAAAGTGTGGTCCATCGTTTTCTCTAATGTGTTTATTTAAGGCAAATCTAACCTCCTCTAATTCCATAGAGCCATAGTTAGTAGCTAAGTCGTTACAAAATAAATTAGTCATCTGTACTATTATCTCAGCTTCTGGAGCTTGTCCTAGCTGAACATATAGCGTAGATATAACGTCATAGCATTGTCTTTTTAGTTCTTTAATGTCGTGTGCATATAAATACCACACTTGTTTACTTTTGTCTTTCATCTTTAGTTTGTTGTATGTGTTTCCACCCAGTTATTAAATAGTGAGCATCCCAAGTTATTCTCTTTCTGTATTTATTGTCAGTCTTGTAAATCTCAAACATCTTTTTTACAGTAACATCTTTACGCTCTTTTATATCTAAGTAATCAATCATTTACTTGCTTTTTTACTTCTATTAGTACTTCCATAAGGCTATCATATATCAGCTCTAGTTCCTTACTACCCTCTGTCCATTTAAGTATCTCTCTCTCATATTGTGCAGCTACTTTTAAAAGTCTGTTAAACTTTAGTTTTACTATTCCAGAGTGTGCGCCTTTCAAGTTGTATAGTTGCTCGTTAAAGCACCTAAATGTAGCAATCAATAAATTAAGTTCTGCTGTTTGTTCTTTAGTCATTGTGTTCTTTGTTTATCATTTCTAGTCCTTTGTGATAGTTGCTGAGTATCTTTTGGACTTTGGTTTGTTTTTCTGTTTTAAGTTCAAACAATCCCTTCCATCCATTCTCTATAGACTGCTGGATAATTTGCGCCTGGTTTTCTTTGTTGTTGTTGGAGATTCTTAATAGCTTAGAAATGGCCGCTGCTTCGCCTAATGGTTTGTAAGTAGTTCTGAACTGCTCTTTCCTAAATTCTTTCCATAAATTCCAAGCATCTAAATTTAATTCAAAAGGATAATCCCTTTCTGTTTTAGTATTATCAGTATTTAGTTTATTTAAGTATTTAGTATTATTAGTATTTAGTAGTGGTCGATTTTCTATATCTAATTTTTCTATATCTAACTTTTCTATTTCTTGAAAATCGGTATGTGGTTTTTCAAAGACTATATAATCCCAGCTAACTATCTTACCTTTCTCTCTTATTTGCTCTCGTTTCATATAGCCATTAGATGTCAGTTCTTTAAACGCTGAGTAGATAGCAGACTTGCCATCTGTACTCCATTTCTCAACCTCCTCAACGTATAGCTTCCAGTCGTTAGGTAAAGCCAAGAGATGGCATAGCAATCCTTTAGCTTTTAAAGACAAATTCTTGTTAAAGATAAACTCATTGTTGATTGTGGTAAAGTTCTTAGACTTCTCTACTCTAATTCGCTTCATTTTCTATTTTATATTGAGCGTAACTAACTGGCTCTCCAAACTTATTCTCTGACTTGAGAATAGTAGTAGAGATGTTATATCCCTCATCTTTTAGAATAAATACTACAGCAGCTAATCGCATAATGCTATAGTCAAAAAATGCTTGTACTGGAGTTATTGGTCCAATCTCTTTAAGATGTCTAAGCACTTTGTCCTTTTGTGATAATTTTGTTTTCATTGTTTTTATTTGTTGGTTAATATTAAATTCCTTGTCCTTGATTTTCTTTTAATTTTTGTTTTAAGTAATCATTATATCTTTGCTTTTTAATATTGATTACTTCTCTTATAAGCTCTTTAGGCTCAACATAGTCAATCTGTAATTTAAAGACCTCTAATATATCATTATATTTTGTATTATAATAATCATCATAAGCCATCAAATCTTTATGCTTTTTATAGTGGTGTATTATACTAGCGTGGTTTAAATTAAACTCTCTAGCTATCTTAGTCCATCCTAGTTCTAATATATCTCTACAAATTACAAAAGCCATACGTCTGTTGTCCACTATGTAACGCTCTCTGCTTTTAGATAGTAGTTGCTTTCTACTTATCTTACTAACATAGCAGACTACGTTCTTTACTCTTTCTACTTTATCCATCAAATTCTGGTTTTACTCGTTCATAAATCTCTGGAGCTATGTCTTTTAGCTTCCTAAGTACTTTCCTAGATTCTCTCCTAGCGTTCTCTCTGCAAGTTTTACTGATGTCAGTACCAGTAGCAGCATTGATTATAAGATGAGATTCTTTAAGTATCTTGTCTATTCGCTCTTTCTTTTTCATATTCTTTTTGATTTAAATACCATTCTTGAAGCTCTTGACATTGCTCTTGTCTGATTATTGTTTCTGAGATATATTTATCTCCAACATTAATATACCAATCAGCTAGTCTTAGTTCAAAGTGGTCATCGTGTTCTATAAGCTCTGTTGCTTTCTTGTTTAAGTGTAACCACCCTTTGCCTCTCCTTAGTCTAAAGCAGTAGCTGGTATCGTGGTCATATACTTCGTCTCGTGATTGTTTACTAAAAAGGTAAGTCTGTGCCATTGTTTGTTGATTTTGGTTTAACATCGTTTAAAACGTATTCTTTAAATGCGTCAGCTATTTCTATTATCTTAGGAATATCAGCCTCTCCAACTATGTTACAAGCGTTGGTTAAAGCGTTCTGCTTAATAATGTACTCTTGAGTCTTATTGTCTTTTGGAGCTGGTGTATAGCTTTTACCTCCACCTTGAAACGTTGATACTGGTTTAATCTTATTGATTGTAGTTCCGTTGTACTCTCTTGTAGTTACTTCTATTTCTACCTCTTGACCTTCTACAAACTTGTTTTGTGTTTCAGTCTTGGATAGGTACTCGCCAGAATAGTTATCTTGAAATTCAATTAACCATTTGTAGAATAATCCATATTGCGACTCAAAAGAGCCGTCTGATTTTACTGTTTTTACTACTTTTTTCATAATATTTATTAATTTTAATTAGTTCCGTATTTAATGTAAAATACTACCATAGTAACAAAAGAGCCACTATAAAGGCTTAATACCTCTGTGTAGTATGTTGGTATCAAATTCAATAGAAGTAGCGTTAGAAACGCTAAAACCATTAAATAAGAGCATAATTGAGTTAATGTAAAGCTAAAGAATTGTACTTGAGTTCCAAGCTCTAATTTAGCATCTAAGTAAGTTGGCTTATGTAAATCGTTAAGTTTCATATAATTATTTGTTTAGTTCGTTGGCTAAAGTAATACATTCAAAACTTCTGTGCAAACTTTTTAACAGAAAAAATGTATTTTTTTTAGTTTACTAGAGAAAAAAAATGTTAAAGTTTTTTAAAAATAGGCATAAAAAAAGAGGATATTCGCTAAAATATCCCCCTCAAACAAACTAATAATTTCACTTATCACGATTATTTCTAACCAAAAACGTTGCAAATATATACAAATTATAGTTGCATCATAACATTTATTGGTGTTTTTCCATTATTTAGGATAACACCACAAGCAATAGCTGGTTTTTTTCCAGCCTTAGCATAAGCCATAGCATAAGATTCGTGGTCAATACCACAACCTACTTGCATTCCGAAGATTCTATATTTAGCACCTACATAGTTCTCTGTATAACATTGAGTATGTAAGTGACCTTGTACTGTGTTCATCATATCAGCTCTACACTTTGTTCTAGCTGTTCCAGCTTCTCCGTGTATATACTGAACATCGTTTAAGACATATCTTTCTAGAAACTCCCAGTTAGGCACTTCTAAGACATCTTGATAGCTTTTTATCCATTTACTAGGTATAGCTGATGTTTGTGCCTTTCTCATAATCATTCTATCGTGATTACCTATTAATACTTTAGCCTTTGGGAAAGCCTTATACCAATGCGCTATCTTACTGACTGCTAGTTCTAGCTCATCTCCACCACCTAAACCGTCTGGCGATGACTCGTGATAGCTAGAATAGTGATTGTCTATTATATCTCCTATAAAGATTACGTCAGTACACTTATAATGATGGTAGGTATCGAGACAAAACTCCAAGTATCCCTCAAGACAGAAAGGCTCGTGTAAATCGCCAATGACAAGCACATTGCTTTCTTCATTGTTTTGTTTTTTATAGTGTCTATATTTATCTATCAGACTCCATTCGTCTGGTTTAAGTCTATACCTCTTAAAGTCTTTCATTTTTTGTTGATTTTCTCTAATCCTCTAGAACCAAAATAAGCACCTATACAAGTTATCAAAACTATCTGTAATAAGTCTACCCATTTGTCCTCTACGACAAACTCAATTACTCCAGCATCTATAAATATAAGCAAAGTAGTAGAAACTACAAGCCAAGCTAAGACTAATGGTCTAATGTTTCTGGGTAGCCAACTAGATTGTAAGTTATCTGACTCCCATCGTTTAGTAACTTCTTGCTCTATTAGAGCTTCTTGCTCTTGGATAATCTTTTGCAGTTCGTTCTTTAACTGCATACGTTCTTCTTGAGATGTTATTACCTCATCGACAATCTTATCAGCTTTGCCTAATAAGTTGCCTAGTATGTTTGTTAGTATAGCCATATAGCATCGGTTTTATCTTTATCAGTATCACAATGTATGAAAGTGTCAGCTATGCCAATACGAGTAAATCCAGCCATTATAAGACCGTTTACTATCTTTTGTCTAGTGCCACTATCTTTACATACTATATCAGCAGCACAGCCTTTTAAATGGCTTGAGTTAGCACTAGCCTTATAGCCTTGCTTTCTTAAATTAACATTGTGTTGTGGTGTTCTAAAGCCAGAAGATACTTTAAATGGTACGTTAGCAATATCTCTAGCTCTATCTAATTTCTTGAGAAAATCTCTTGTCATATTCTTACCACTACCTTTTGAGTCTGGAGAGTCAAACTCACTTAGCTTAAAATATTTCAATGCCATTTCTTTCTCTATGTTTTCTACGCTTTTCTTCCAAATATCAAATTTCATCCTTGTCCTCTGCTTGGTTTTTTTCTTTGTGATTTACTAAGGTTCTTAGAGTGTACTCCCTTACGTTTTACTTTAGGTTTTTTTCTAAAGTTATTACTTATTATCTTTGCCATTATTTCTCTTATTTCTGTAATACATAAACCTATCTACTGTATATATAATAGAGACTACTAATAGAGTTATCTGTAGCACCTCGTGCATAGTTGTAAAGCTAATTGATAGAGATACGCTATTTAAGCCTAGAACGTCAGCATTTTCTTTTATCATATTTTTCATTATTGTCGTGGGTCTGTGCTAATTAATAGCGTTAATGTTGCATAAAATTTATCACTACTAGATGTGCTTCCAGTCTTTCTAAAAGTTGGTATAAGACATTCACTATCAGTAAGTGTTTCTGTAAGTTCTACATCTCTGTTAAATACATAGTTTATATCGTTTTGAGAAGTAAAAGCAAAACTATCTACTAATATTACAGCAGATGAAGCAGTACCATTCTCTGTAATTCTTTTCTTCCATAACTCAAACACTCCATTGTGACCAGTTGTTGAATCAGTCTGGACATCCCAAGTAATTCTCTCTATTTTACAGCCGTTGTGTGGAGGTCTAAAAATAT